ATTAGTTACCGTTGCCCCGGATCCGATAGCAATAGAACCGTTAATAACGCGTACATTTGTCGCGCTGGCTGTGTCGCCGTGCTTCGTCGCTAACCCGACGTTACCGCCCATAACCGTAACGGTAGTAAATGCGCTGCCTTTGATCTCTAACGCTACCTGGCCGACGCCCGCCGCGCCCGTGTTGTGAATGACCGGGCCTATGGCACTACTGCCTAAATCTATAAACGCCGCGGTGGCGCTGCCGCTGTATTCGAAACTAGCGACGCCGACTTGTAGGCTGGCGGTATTGGTCCCAATTTTGCCTTTGTAACCTGTTTCAATTATTAAATCGCCGAGGGTTACGGCGGATTGATTCAGGCCACCGGTTACCGCGGTGGTATGTTCCGCGGTAAACCTAACATCATCGCTAGCAACAGGAACCCCAGACGGTGACCAGTTATCAGCCTGTGACCAGTCGCCATAATTAGCGCTGCTTGCGGTTCCGTTTCCTAGCCAGGTTTTATTAGCCATTGCGTGTTATTCCTTTAATTCGGCATTACTAAAATAGGGCCGGGGTTATGAAACTGTAATCGCGAAAAATCTCTTTCCTGGTAAATCGCATACCAGAGATAAACGGGCGTCGAACCGCCCATCATTACTTTGCCGTGGCCGTCCATTAAAACAGGCGCGGTTAACGGTAGGCCCTTATCGTCTATGATGTTGTGTTTTTCTTTGTTCATACCCAGCGGTATAGGGTCGCCGTTCTCGTCACTATCGCGCAGTGATTGCGCGTCCTCTTCTTCTTTCGCTTCCTGGTATCCGCGATCCAGTAGCAGTACCCGCCAGGTAGTGTAAAAGTCTAGTAGCAGTTCATACGATACGCGCCAGTAAGGCGATTCCTCGGCAAACTGGCGGCTGCCACTAACGCCAACTAAACGGGCGACAAAACGCGGTACCATTAATTGAAACCCGTTGATATTAATAAAGAACGGCGCGGCGTTTACCGTGTCCTGGTACGCGCCCATTAAGGCTGTAGGGTAAACAGCATGGTTACGCGTAATTCGAATAGATAAACGGCTATACTCTGCTTCTGGCGGCGGGTCAAACGGTGTCCAGGCACTGTTGGTTATAGGTATGGCGTTACTAATACCACCGGCTATAAAGTTACCGCCGGGCGTCGCGAAGTCCTGGGTTATCGGCCCGCGGGCGTCGAACTGGGCTACCTGTCCTTTATGCGGCCCCATGATAACCGGCATTGCGTTACCGCCGCCCTGTACGAGGAATTGACCGCAATACGTGCCATATTCGGCGGGGCGGCTTACGCTCGTTGTGCTAACGTCGATTTCTGGCCCTTCAAGTCTCCAGTCGCCGCTAGGGTTATTGCTTTTATTATCTTTATCCCGCGCGCCAAACGTTACCGTTACTTGCCATAGGTTTTGTTCGAGTTCTTCAATACTAAATTTTTTAGCGATGCTGGTGGCGTCGTCGTCGTGCCCAATGTCCCAGGTATCGCCCGGCGATGGAATTTCGTCAGATAGCATTACGGCGTCCATGCCGTCGTTAACGTCGTCGGTTTTGACGATATAACGCATCGTGTAACTAGCCTTACCAGGGTAATCGTAATTCGCCTGGCGGCCACCGTATTGTTTAATTACTTCTGTTACTGACATTATGGTTGTACGTTCGCTATGGGTGGTTGGGCGGCGGTGTTCGCCTGGATCTGGGCTAACATTCCGTTCGCTTTTTGACGTAGTTTTAGTATCTGATTTTGGTACTGTCCCTGGGCTTTTACTTGTCGTTCGGATTCGTGCCGGGCTTCAACTTCCGCCATCGTTCCCAGACGTACCGCCGCGACTGGTTTAAGTGCGTCGCGTATTTTCTGTGCTAGGTTTAACGCCTTTGCCAGCTTATCTACTGCGGCGGCTATCCCGCGGTTAAACGTGTCTGTGTCGATAAACGGTAACCCCGTCTGGTCATCTATCCAGGTGCTTAACTCTACTAACTGGGTTAGTTCGTCGCGGAATATTTCGAAAGGCGTACGTAGGGTTTGCTTTAGCGATTCGGCTGCGGCCCGTAGCGAGTCCATTTTTGCGGCTAATTGTGTAGCGGCTCCAATGGCGGATAACATTTTTTGCGTTTCGTTTTCAATTTCCTTGCCTAGATCCTTAGCCGCTTTTTTGCCGTCGTCCATCGCCAGACCGATAGAAACAAATAGACCGGTAAAACCGACCAGCGCCGCCATAAACGGGTTAGCTACTGCAAGTAACGCTAACTTTTTAATCAGTTGCGCGTCTAATAGAACGTTAACTGCTTTTAGCGTTAGCGCAAAAAGGCGATAGGCTACAATTAACCCCGTCATGGCGGCGACAAATTTAAGGGTGCCGGTAATTATGGCGGCTAGCCGCGGGTCTAGATCGTTTAACGCGCGTCGCCAGTCTATAAACGTGTTTACAATCGGCGTTAGTGCGGTTGCGAGCGTAACGGTTAGCGCTCGTTTAAGACCTTGCCAGATAGCGTCTAATTTTGTTAGCGAATCGTTGTAATCTTCTACAGCCTTACGGCCAACGCCGCCAATAATGCCCGCGAGTTCGTCCCATTCGTTAAACTGCGCCTGTAGTTCTTCGGTAGTCTGCATTAACAGCGGTATTAGTTCCGCCCCGATTCTGGAGCCAAATAACTGCATAACCAGCGCGGCGCGGTCTGTTGGGTTTTGTATTTGACTGATTGCCGCGGCCAGTTCTTTCATTTGTTCCGCGGGTGATAGGTTAGCTAACTGGTTAGCATCTAGGCCCAGCAATTTAAACGCCCGCTGGTAGGTTGCTAAACCTTGCTGGGCCTGGCCGATAACAAACGGTAGCTTGTTAAAGGCTTTTACCATTGTTTCCTGGCTAACCCCTGCCAGGCTTGCGGCGTGCTGCCATTGTTCGAGCGCTTGGGCGCTCATGCCTAAACCACGGGCCGCCTTAGTTACCTTGTCGATCGCCGCGCGTGCTTCGTTGAAGATATTTACAACGGCCCTAAAACCAAGAAACGCGCCAACGGTTTTTAGCGCAGTACCGGCCATGCGTTTAAGATTGGCGGTATTCGTTTTAACATGGTTACCAAACCTGTTTAGCTGGCCCGCGCTGCGCTTTAGTCCGCTGTCAAACGGGCGCGTTTGCACCGTTAGACTCGCTACCATACTTCCCAGATTTGCGGCCATTTTGTTTTATCCGTAGAGGGCGGCTAGCTGCCCTTCGTCTAGTTCGTTTTTAGGCTTGGTTACTTCGTCCATTACTTTTGGTACGAAGGTATCGAGGTCTAATAATTCGTTCTGCTTTGTAGCCAGCATGTTACTAGCTACGCTGCATATGTAACTGGTTTGTAACCAGGTGTCGCCGAACGGTTCGTAGTAGGCGGCGTATAAATACCACTCGCTAAACAGTTCGGCGGGTATCGTATCTAGCAGCCCGTCCACGTCCCATTCACCTAGCGCAAGCGCTAATTTAAAGGCGAATCGTCTTCGCGGGTTATCTGCGAGTTTTTTTTCACCATGTCGTCAACGTCATCCGGCTGGAATCCGGCATGCTCCATCGCTACTTCAAACAGGCGTTGTGTTACTGCCGCGTCCAATTCGGCCAGTAACCTAACGTCTGTATCCAATAACAACTGGTCGCCGTCGTCGTCTACTAGCATCAGGATTAACAAACGGCGGCGCGCGTCGTCGCGTACCATGCCCTTTTTATTTAGGCATGACTGTTCGAAGCGCGCTTTTTCGCCTTCTGTTAAACTTTTCAAACGCCAGTTAATACCCGCAATACATTCTTCGCGGTATCGGCGTTTCGTAAATCCTAGTAGTAGCTCTCTAGTTCCCGCCGTCGTTGTCGTCGTCATCGTTTAGCACCTTCGTTTCGTCCTTTGGGGGTTTAGTAACTTTTCGCTTTTTACTGCCGGTGTACTCGCTAACCGCCTGGTTAATCTTCTCGATAATTTCATTGCCAACCGTCATTACGATACTGATAGATTCGGTCGCGTTTTCAACGTTGAAATAGGCAGCCGGGCCTATTCCATTTACGCGGATAATCTTGACGTCTGTAATGTCTGTGTTGGGGTGGTCGTCTATCGAGATTTTAGCCATCGTTTAATTAGCTCCCGGCGGTATATGCTGGGCCTGTTTTGCCGTCCCACTGCACGGTAATTTCGCCCATCGTTTTATCTGTGTTGTTTAGTTCCGTGATTCCGGCGCGAGACAAAAAGCCTGTGCCGGATAGCGTAGCGGCGGTGGATTCCCCGCTTTTTAATGGGAAGGTTACTGTTACCGTTCCTGCTGCGCCGCTTAGTGGCGCTTCGTTGCTGGAATCATAGAAGTAAACTACGTCAACGCTGCCCGGATTGCGTAGCGGTGCCGGGTCGAATTCTTCGAAGTCGGCGGCGTCCAGGGGGGTTACGTCCATTACTTCGCGCGTGTGTTCAATACCGGCGATCGTTTGAACCGTACCAGTAAAACCGCTAATTGATATGCTTGCGCCATTACCTGTTAGAGCCATCGTTATTACCTTTTAAGTAGTTTCCTGTAGCGAGATTAAAAACACTAAGGTGGTTACGTACTGCCCAACGTCGCTACCGTCGTCTGGCTGTATGTCTTGTTGGTCGCTGTCTTCTAGTACACATGCGTCTACCGTTTCGCTGCCAAACGTGCCGACCTCCCCGTCGATCGCTAGGCGTACTTTTTCGGCCAGGGCGTTAGCGCCTAGCCGTGAATCATCGAAACAGCCTACCGCCAAACGTGTAAGCCTTGAACCAACAGGCCCGGCTATTCCCTGGTCGTGTTCGGTGTTTAGTTCGCTGTACACAATGGCGGGTAACGTTTCTTTTTGTGCTAGTTTGTCGGGCCTAATGCGTGTACCTACCAGCGCCGAAACGTCGGAATCGGCTATAAGTTTACTGCGTACCCCTGGCCCTATATGTCCCATTTACTTTTTACTTTTCTTGCTTTTTGCTTTGGCTACGACCTTATTTAAAATCGTTCGCGCTTCTTGTTTAATACTGGCGTTTACCTGGGCGTTGCCCTTTTCCAAGCCTTTTTGGAAATAGTCGCTGCCTGGTACTACCTCGCCGCTATCATTTCGCGACCAGTAAAAAGCGCGGTGGCCTTCTGCTACCAGGTGACTGTGTGCGCCTTGCGGTCGTTCGTGTCCGATCGCGACGCCGATAACGCCAGCGGCCCGTAACTTCGAAGCGCTAGCCCATTTACTACTAGGCTTTCGTTTAATCGACTTTTTAAGGTTTCCCGTTTTGCCCTTTGGGGTTTCTTTTCGTATGTGCCGCATTTGAATAGTCGCGGCCTTGCTAATTAGCTTCCGTTCAAACCCGCGCCTAACGCTACCGCCTAGCTTGTCTAGCCGGGATTGCATCGCCTTTAGCCCTTTAAACTCTAACCCAGATTTCTGCATTAGCTGGCCTCGCTGCAATACAACCAGAGTTCACGCTGTTTAGCGTCGCGATGCTGTACCGATTCAATGTTTAACGTTCTTGTATTACCGTCATGGTCGAACGTTAACCGCATCTGTGGCGTTGGCGTCGTATTGTTTCGCGGCGTTCGCATAATAACTACCGTTGTAGTGGTGGCGCTTACCTGGTCGCCCTTTATCGTTTCGGCCCCGCCCTTATCAAGTACGGAACCGCTAAACGTGTCAGCGGTCGTCCAGGTGTTATCTACCTGGCCCGCGTCGTCTACCGTCGTTGCCCGCTGTTCTAGCGTTAGGCGGCGTCTTAGTTGTCCTGCCCATACCATGTATAGGAATCCCCTAACTGAAACTGGTTAACCAGACTTTTAACGGCTACAGGCACAACGCCCGCTGGCCCTGCCTGGGTGCCTTCGCGGTTTTCGAACATGCTGCCGACCAGTAGTAAAATTGCCTGTTTGAGTCCCTGCGGTACATCTGCGGCGGCCCCATAACCGGCAACAAATCTAACCGTTACCGCGTCGGATTGTTTGCGGGCTATCGGCCATGTCTTATCGTAGACCGGCTCTACAAAACCTACCGAACGGCTAGTTATGACGCTGTAATCGGATCCGGCCAGGGTTTGACTAGCCCCGGCGGTATCTACGTACGTAATACTCGTTACGCTTTGTAAATGGCCTTTGGGTATATTCAGCGCCTCGCGGCCAGCCGGGAATCTATCCAGGTATAAATCGTAGGTAGCCGTAACCATTTGTAGGTTTGTTAGGTCTTCTATTTGGCTACGGGCGGCGGTTATCAGGTCGCCTATAAACGAATCGTAGTAGCTATCGTCTACGGCTAAATGCGTTTTAGCTTCTGCGGTCGTTACCGGTTCCTCGGTAGCGGCGGTAACAAGTTTTACGCCGTAATTCATTTGCGCTTCTTCGTTTTCTTAACAGGTTTAGAAACGGCCTTAGCCGCCACCTTCTTACGGGTGACGGCTTCGGCCTGCTTCTTCGCGATCAAACGTTCGGCCAGGTCGTCGGGTACTTCGATTTCGTCACCTGCGCGGTAACTGAAACGATCGCCAACGATCCCGGTTAACAGTCGAATTAACATTAAGCCTGTACCAGGTGTTTAATGGGATTCGAACCGGCGTCTAAAACTACGCTGTCGTGACGACTAAAGGCGATAAAGCCTGTTTGGTCGTAGTCTGCGTATCGTTCGTCAAGACGCATAAGGCGTACGTTTGCTACGTCGCGGATAATGAACCGGCTAAAATCGCCAAACAAAACCGTTTTAGCGGTTGTTGCAATGCTGCTGGCCATATCCTGGTTAACGACAACGGGCTTACCTAGCAGGCGATCTGGTTCGCTTGCTTGTAGTCCTGGTTGCCATAGGTACTGACCGTCAGAGTCTTTAAGTTTTCTGATTGCCAGAATAACGTTATCGTGCATCATCCAGCCCGCGGACTCACGGTAGGCAGGGTCGACGCTATGAACTAGTTCGATCAGTTCATCTGCTGCAATCGCTGTTGCGCTTGCGGCTGTAACGCCAGCTACCGAACCAACTACAACGCCTTCTGGCTGTGACGAACCAGTGCCGGTTGTGAA